TCAATTTTCAGCATAACATTTTCCCTCCTATCCCCATGCTGGCTTTACTTTAGTTTCTGGTAAACTTTCCAGCCACTCAATTATATCCTGTGGTACTTCTTCCATCTTCCAAGCAGTTCCGTATTTATAACCGCACACTGGACATTCTCTACCAATAAAACCGAGTTTGTGATCTTTATATGAAATCCAACCTCTTGTCTTATATTCTGTATTTGAATGTCCTAAACAATCTTTCTCTTTTAATTCGTATGCTTCTCCATAAGTGACTTCTTCACCATCATAAACATCAATAGAATATTCCATATTTGCATATGTTGTTTCCTCTTTAGTTGGATAAAATGGTTCTCCATTTTTCAAACATTCCAATGCTCTTTTCTTTGCGGTATCTTTTTTCTGACAAGCTTCTTTTGTTAAAGTCCATTTCTCAATTTTAACTTTATCCTGAGTGTGTTCTGTCCATCCAAGTTCTCTCATGTGTTCACAATAAGGACGCATATCATTCAAATGCCATCTATCCCAAATATCACATAATTTGTTAAGCATTTCCGTTGTCCACTCATCTGTTGGTGAACCATTTCTAATTTCATCTACACACTGACCAGCAGAGCCAAGGCAATCTCCATTTGATAATGGCGCAACTACACCACACATACTTAATTTTGAATCTTTATATTCAATTTTTACAAATGCATTTCTATCTACTTCGTTTCCTGTTCTTGTGTAAACTTTACATTTACATGGGCTAATGATTTTATACATAATTACGCCTCCTTAATTCCTTTCAACATACTGTCGATACACAACATTAAATTTTCTTCCATATTTTCTTTAACCATTTCCAGATGTTCGTTTACCTGTTTTCTGATTTCTTTTTCTGTTACATTGTGACCGTAATTTGCAATCACTTCATCCATAATTTGCCTATATGTAAAACCTAAAAGTAAGTCCTCATTTTCATGTATTGGCAAATTGTAAGTAAACTCTTTCCCATTCCGTGAATCCGTTTCAGGATCATATAGCCATCTGCTCATATTCGTTTCCTCCTTGTAATAAAATAGGCAGCTAGGTATTTATTCTCCTAACTGCCTTTGCGGTTACTTGTTATTCTGTTCTTCCTTTTTCTTTCCTCTTTCTCTAATATGCTCACACATTTCATCCGAAACGCCATGCTGTTTTAACTGTTTTGCAAAGCGTTCATAAAATGGTAAGTCTTTCCACCGTGGTTTTCCTTTAGCCATTTTTCTTCGCTCCTTCCAAGTAAATCTTAGTTTCAAGTTTAAATTTCGGTTTCTTCTTCATCAACATTTTCTTCAATTAAATCTGTTTCAAAGTCAGCTATAAAACATCCATGATCAAGATGTGCTCTTGCATCACTTTCTAAAATGTTTTGTGCTATTTCATTTGCTCTATCTTCAGACTCTGCACATATTTCTAATTCATTCATGATAATCCTAACCGTATACTTATTCATAATTTGTCACCTCTATAATATTATTATCAATTTCCATTTCACTTGATGGATTTACAACTCCATATTGATTTATCCTATAGTTACCATATGTTATTGAAGTGCAAGGATTGTCTACAACAATAGATAAAATGTTAATTCTTTTTATCTTATGACCGTTATAATCGTTTCCAGAAACCTCATCTGTTGAACCATCCTTATATAAAATACGAAATGCATAATCACTCATATCATTTCCATATTCTATATTTTCAAGGTATTCCTCAATATATCCAATAATATCCTTTCGTGTTGTTTCTTCAACAATCATTTTAGTATCAATATCAGCTATTAGGAAACATCTTGATTTCACTTAATCATCTCCAATCTTCTAATGAAATGCGAATTTATTTGTACCAACCTGACTTAATACATTTTCCATTCACAAATATTCTAAATGCCATTTCCATTTCTTTTGCATATCTAATTGCTTCTGCAATAGATTTGCATTTTTTAGGTGTCATGCAATATCCCCAACGAGTATTACATATAACTGTACATTCTTTCATTTCTCTTACCTCCAATCCAAGGAAACACGCATTTACTCGTCAATCTCATCTGGATAAACAATAATCCCATGTTTTCCATTGATTTCCATTTCATAGCAATATACATTATCCGTTTCTTTCCCATCTACCATTTCATATATAACCTTTTCAATAGTGCCAATAGCACCACCATAAGTTCTTACTCTTACTTCATCCATTTCTGTAAATTCCATATCTGTTCCTCCAATTTTAATGAAATATCCATTTCTTAATCCTCATCAATACTATTTGCGCCATCTGCAAATCCGTCATCATAACCCTTGTTGTACATAGGATTCTCAAACTTTGTGTTTGCTAATGATGAATCTTCATCAATACCGAAAAATTCCTTTTCGCTTTCATCCATCTCACAGACTTCATTAAAAAATTCCATTGCGGATTCTCTATCATCCTCAATAAGTCCGTCTTTGAACTGCGTTGCTAACTCTTCAAGTCTGCATCTTGGAATGAAATTCTCTTCTACTTTTTGCCTAAAGAAATCTAAGGCGTTTGCAAGGTATAGTGTTTTTAATTCTACATTTTTACCAAACAGTCCATAAGAGAAATAATTTCCATTCGCCCATTGCTGATTTTCAGGTGTATCTGGATTGTAACCATTAACAACCGCATACTGTGTATCATTTTCGCTTTGTAACAAAGCAACTTCATCTTTCCGTAAAATCTCTTTCCATTTCATATTGAATCAATCCTTTCCTTATTATAATGTGACCGTATAGCCGTTATCTCGGCTTTAATTTCGCTTACCGATGTTTCATGTTATCACTCCTTGCCTTCTGTTATGTTATTCTCTATTTGTGATCGCTTAGTTTTTTGTAATATTCATTTGCATCTTTACAGCTTTCCATTCCGTGACAGCAATATCTATCGCCACAGTTTACACAAAGATTGTATTTGATTTCTTTTATTTGTTTTTCTGTCATACTTCCTCCATCATAAGTAAATACTCATTTATAACATTCCCATTGCATGAGCTAATACACTCGCAAATGATGGTTTCTTTTCTTCTTTTTTTTCGCCTTACGCTCCATTCTGTCCATAAGCGCAAGCCTATTATCCATTTCTGTATATTCCACCATTTGCACAGGTGTTAAGCTGTTGTATGGTGTTCTAAGGTTTCTATCTATGATTTGATTTCCGTCTGGCGTGTTGATAATTCTAAATTCAAACATTATAATTCTCCCTTCCAATTAAAAAAGCAATGCTAACTCTCTTGCTAACATTGCTTTACTCATATTGTGCGTTTTGATTCCACTTTTTCGCTTTTGTTCGTGGCGAACTGAATAAATCCGTGATGATTTTGCCTTTGCGACCTCATAATCACAATAAGCATTGTGTGTTAATTTTTGTTTTTCTGACATGATGATTCCTCCTTATTTTTGGGTATAAAAATAGCACCTACTTCGTGAGTGGGTGCTTTGTGAGTGTTATAGTTAAGCAAGCTCAAATGTACCTTCTTTGGTGCATTCTGATTTCCATTTCTCAAAGGTTTCCCTATCGAGAATCTGTCCTGTTGCTGTGCGTTCGCCTACTTTTACACATCCCCAATCGGATGAGTTTCTAGCAAGGGTGTATAGCATATCCTCTGTGTATACAGAGATAAAGTTACTATCGGTTGTATATTTGCCTTTAATTTGCATAGTTGTTTCCTCCTACATATTTTTTAGTTTCGCTTGGAGAGAGGCGATTTGAGATTGTACCTCCTCCTTTTGTCTTTGCTTTTCTATAATATCTGCTGGATAATTGGATTCTGGAATAAATTCCATTATTTCATCAGGCATACAGCGAAAATAATCACAAATATTACATATAGTATCTATCGTGATTGATTCATTGTTTTTTAGTTTTGCCATAGTAGTTCCACCAATTCCAACGGTTTCTCTAAATTGTTTTTGTGTTACGCTATTTTCTTTTAACTTGTTAAAAAGCCTGTTATAACTTACTTTCACTTTATATGCCTCCAATGTTTTTCACCTCCAATTCTAGCATATAATTTCCATTTTGTAAAAGGGGCAAAGTTTCCTTTGCCCTAATTTGCAGACTACTTTACATTTTCCCATCCTTTGAGAGTGTACTTTTCAAGTGTGCAAACCATATAACAGAATAATGCATTTTGATATAGCTCATCATCTTCTGCAATGCGTTTCCAGTTTGCGTATGTTTCGTCTGCTGTTGCCTTTAATCCTCCACCGTATTCCTGCCATATAGTATAGCGTGATCCTACGTTCATTTCAGACAGCATTTTATCCATTTGACGCAAAGACTCTATTCTACGGTTTACAGACCATCCACTGATTTTTAACATGGTAATCCTCCATTTGTGTTTATTAGGCATTTAGCCTAGTTAATATGATACCATATAATCAGCCTCCTTTACATTTTCCGTTTCGCTTCTGCTCATCGGTTACGGACTCTCACCGTAAAACGGAAGGCAAGCCTTAACTTGCCTATGAATTTTTAAGTACAGCACAACATCTGTCACATAATTCTTCCATTTGTGCTTTTGTAATATGTCTAAACTTCCAATACCAATCAATTCTATCACAAATCCAGCTTATACTTTTATCATGCCACGACTTAAGATTTTCATAAGAATGCAAAGCAGTGTTAATTTCTTCATAGTAATTTCTGGCTTTCTTTTTCATGGCATAATCCTCCCTTCAATTTCTAATATTAGACGCAACTACAGATGCATTTCCCTTGCCATACCAATGTGCAGTTTCAGTGACTTCTTTCCAACGCAAAGGATTATTTATCTGGTGTGTATTAATACGCGAACCAGTTCCCTTTTTATGCAAAGAATACGTTTTCATCATATTTTCGCAGTTATCAAAAGTTATATTTTCCTTTTGAATTTTAGGCACTTTACCCATTGATTCAATCGCAGACTTTACCCACTGATAACATGGATGATCCGCAGAAACTAGGCATAATTTCCAGTATGAGCCATTAAAAATATGCACTGGAAGTTTACCATCTGATAGCGTGTAAGAATCACACACCCAGAAAATACGCTTGCCTTTTGAGTCCTGAAAACGCCCATAGATTGAGCCTGTGTAGACTGTAAAATTATCAGGAAAATTTACAGATTTCCTATTGCAAAGTCGCACATAAAATTTTGGTTCGTGCTTAATCATGGAAATCCCTCCTTAAAAATGGGCAGACTTATAGCCCGAATTTTTTATTTTAAAAGTTAAAGGATAAGCAGGGAATCGAACCCTGCTAACCCAGCATGAGCCGTTATCCTATTTTGTTTCTTTTTTCTTTTCCTCTTCTGGTTTGATAACCTCATGTTTTGACGCATTATCTAATACTACTGCACAAAGAGTTGTAAAGGCTGCAATCTGTACTTTTTTATTGCCTGATTTGTCCGTGTAGTTAAAGTCCTTGAATGTAATAGTTTCTACACCGTCTTTTTTAGACTTAGTTTGTTCACGTTTAGCAGAGCCGCCAAAAGGTGCAAGGAAATTACGAAGGTCTTTATCTGTAAAGTCGGACTTTTTTGTTTTAATACCATAGAAGTAGTCACCTTCAGATCCGATTAATTTATTGAATACTGGACGCAAAGCATCCTTTAAGTCCTTTATAGAGCCTTTACTATAGTAAGCCTGTACAGCTTTAGAAATGTCCACACCGCCCTTTTCAGTATCGAAAATATCAGCATCAAGCTGTACATTCTTATAGATAGCATGAGCCATCAAAGTAATATGTACACGGTCAGTAGGACAAAGTGCGGTTACCTGGTCAATAGTAATAGGAAGGCTTGCAATTTCTTCTTTGAGTGCTACTACTTCATTACGGTCTTTGATGAATTGACCTGCATCATTTTTTAATACTGTATTGATAATAGACTCATCACAAGTCAAAATATCAATATCAGCGTGTGCGTCCTCAAGTGCTTTTTTGCTATCCTTGTAAGACTTTTTGTCCTGCAATACAGATAATTCTTTATTGCGAACTGAAGTCCGTACATAACCGCCAAAGTCAAAATTTTTGTCCTTTAAAGAGTTAGTTTTACAATAGAATTTTTCAGATTTTAACATAATATTCTTCTTTCTCTCATTTAACGCATGAGTGCAATATATTTTTTTGGTAAAAGGTCA